TGAGCCTCATGATTCCTCCCGTCGATAAAAAGTCCGCGTGGGGCGGGCTGGGTGTTAATAGGTGCTGGTTACGCATCCAGCGACGGCATTTCGCTCCGTCCGTTCTCCCGCCTCGAAGGTCGGTTAAGTCGCGTCAGCAATTCGGCTGACCGAATCTCAGCGCCACCGAAGCATTGCTGCCCGGAGGTGGCCGTTTGTGCTTGCACGCTGCGCTGTAGCTACCCACCCGACCCACCGGGCTTAGAGCGTGGTTGCATCAAATCGGCACGGTGGCCTGAGACTGCAGCGGGTTATGTGCGCCACCCGCTGCTGGGCTGGTGTGCAGCACATCGAAACCCCGCGTGCGAGGCTTGGATGTGCCGCCCGGCTCATGCGTCCGGGTCGGTTGCCGGCATATCCCCTGTCACGGTTCCGGCGGTGCGCTTGTTTCACGTCGGGCCGCTGCTCGCCCCAATCCGGTCGCTCTCAAGCTACAGAGTGCTTGCCGGTGCTGCTGGCCGCGCCCTGGTGTCCGGTGCTGCTGGTCGCGCTCATGCTGCGCGCCTCCATTGCTGCCGGTCTTCCCACTCGACAATCGCGGCGTCCAAACTGGCCTGTGCCCGTTCGTCGTGCAGTTGTTCGAGCGCCGCCGCTGCCAGCTTCGCCGTCACGGCATCGCTGATCAGGTTATCGACTTCTAGGCCGTTGGCATAGACGCGGTGCACGAGCATTTCCTCCTTAACGGGCGGCTCCCAGTCGCTGCCGGGGTAGCCGGGCTCGTACTCGCAGTCGGCAATCAGGCCGGTGTCGGCGTCGTAGTGGCGGTACAGGTCGCTGTCGCAGGGCGGCGCCAGGCGCTCGGCGCGGCGTCGATCCTTTAGTGCTTGGACTCTGATTGCAGCAAGCTTGGATGAATTGGTGTCCATATCAACTACTCCTATTTGTGTAGCAATATCTGGTAGCGGGGGCGGGACTTGAACCCGCGAACCTTTGGGGCATGAACCCAACGCTCTATCGACTGAGCTATCCCGCGAAAATTGGCGATGACGATGTGATGGGCGGGCCGGTGCTGATCTCCGGCTTGTCGATTTACCCTGTACCGACCAGTAACTAAGACACCCGTCAATTGATGGCGTTCGCCCGGGTCGCATCACCATCTGAAGTGCGCATTTGCACGTCAGCCCGCGCATTCCGCCCATCACATCGTCATCATCAAGACCAAAACACCCGTTGGATGCTTTGGTCTTGAGCCTCGCGCGCTTGTGTCGAGAGGCTTTGGTGGCTACTCCCCGTTGCTCAAGCCAGCAGAAATGAATGGCATCCGGCCGAAGAGCCGAAATCAACTTCACCAGTGCCGCCTTCGGTCGGCCTGGATTTGTCGGGATGCCACTCACTTCTGCGGACTTGCAGGCTCCACCTGCATTGCTGTTTCGCGTCGGGCCGCAACTCGCCCCAATCCGGTCGCTCTCGGCTCCGGCCCCGCCCGGTTGCTTTGCTCGCCATGGCCGTAGCTGTAGGCGGCAGTCCCGGGGTAGTTGAGTCCGATGTGGTGGCCTGCCAGGGCTACCTTCCGCTTGTCGTACTGTCTTGCCGCTACGCGGCGCTCCTTTCACGGGCTTGGTTCTAGCAAGCCGCTTCCAGTCATGCCGGCAGGCCGCCACATCGGACTCGGTTGTTAAGGAGCTTCGGACTCGGCTCGATCACTTGGCCCTCCACACCCGCCGCCGCAGAGCCAGAATTCATCCGGTTGCCGCCGCCCCAGCGCCCGCTAGCCAACGGGTCTTACCTGCCTGCCTCGCACTCGATTCGTCTCGCGCTGACTGGGTGGTGTGATGGGGCGAATCGTAGGGCAAACTAACAGTGTTGTCAAGAAAAACTAACACGGAGTGGCTATTGACAAATGCGTAGCAACTCCTAATAATGTAGGCATGAACTTACATGCTTCGAAAGTGATCGATGCGCTCGGTGGGACTGCCGAGGTGGCGCGCATGTTCGGCGTGCGGATGCCGTCAGTGTCTGGGTGGAGGACAGAAGGGATTCCGAAGGCCAGGATGATGTACATCCAAGTGGCACATCCCGCTGCGGTTGATGGTGTGGATACCGACATCGCCACCGCCAAGCCGCGCTCTTGCGGTCGCCCCTTGATCGACGTGACCGCGCGGGTCAATGAGGCGGCATGAACCATCCCCTCCCAGCAACCCCCGCCACAGAGCGCGCACTTGCCGCGTATCGCGCAATACGCCACTTCTTCGAGAAGGAAGACCGGCTGCCGAATTACGGCGAGCTGGCCAGGTCGCTGGGCGTGCATACAACCACGGCGCAGCATCGCTTCGGTGAGCTTGTGCGCTGCGGGCTGCTTGAGAAGCGGGACACGATTTATTACCGCTTTTCGCGGGACGAAGGAGAGGGGTGATGGCCTTGTGCACTCTCGCCATCGCGCTGTTCTTCGTCATCATTTTGTTTTTCAGCGTGCTCGTTGCTCTGTGCGCTCTGGGGACGTTATGAGCTTGCTGAAAACCATGCGGAGCTTGCAGACAAGCGCCCACAGTAGCGCCGCGCTGCCTCTGACAGAGCCGGCGCGCCCAAAACACCTTTCCCCCCGTCGCCGCGACATGCGGCGCTCCAGTACTTTGTTGTCTCCTTCCTTGAGTGGCGCGGCGATCTCCGTCCGCGCGCTTTGGGGCGCCGTGGCGACGGGGGCTTTCTCACATGGGCGATGCAGGCTTTCCATGCTTCGCATCGTCCTTTTTTTGGCTGCCGCTGAGACGGCAACAGACGCCAAGACGCTATGCAATCTGTACTGAACAAGCCAGCCAAGAGCATCGCGGCGGACATGGACATCTTCCTGCACTGAAGGATGCGACGTGAAAGAAACCCTATGGCGCATTGCCGCATACATCGTCTCGCGCCGACCGGTGGCGCAGTACCTGATCAGCCGCGCGCAGCGCACGCCGTATTCCCCGATCTTGGGCCGCACGGACGATAGGCTGTATATGGACCGCTGGTGGCTGTTCAACCCGTATCTGAAGGACGCGGCTGGCCAGCAACTGCCGGCGCGCTGGGGTTGGCTGCCGAGCATTCGCGTGCATCACATCGTGCGCCCGGATGATGACGAGCATGAGCACAACCATCCGTGGTTTGCGCGGACGATCATCCTGCGCGGGGGCTACTTTGAGGAGCGCCGCCAGGAGTACGCAGGCTGGCTGCTGCGACGGCGGGGATTCACGCAGTCGATTGATCCGACCTTTTCCCATCGGATCACAAATGTATCCGAAGGCGGTGCGTACACGCTGTTTTTCACCTGGGGACAGTCGCAGGGCTGGGGTTTCAAGGTGGGCTACCGCGTGGTGCCGTGGCGCGAGTATTTGGGGGAGGCTGCATGAGGCGCGCTTACTGGCCTGGGACGAATGTCAAGATTTCGAGCAACAACGCCTTCAACTGGCGCGAGACGGCCGAACTGGTGCTGATGGAGCTTGTGGCCAACAAACCGAAGGCCTCGACTCCAACTGGCGCGGCCAAAACGTCCATGCAGGCGCAGATGGGGCAGCACAACCGGCTTTTGCTCGATGTGGCGGGGCGCCCGATGGTTGGTCTGGAGCGGTGGGACATGAAGACGTATAGCCGCGCGGGTGGTGCATGAGGCGAGACGCATTTTCCATGCCGCTTGATCGTGTATGGGGAGGCCGCATGAGTGTCTCTATCGACGAAAAAGCGGCGCGCTCCCTGGCCATCCAAAGACAGAAGGAAGGGATGGGGCCGGAGAACCTAGAAGACGATATCAAGGCCATTGGCGCGCGGATAGATCGGAGTACACGCCTGATGCTCGTAGCAATGGAGCTGATGCTCCACCACAGGGCCGAGATTCGCGCCCTTACGGATGAGATGGCGGCCATGAAGGCTCAGCGCTCTCCGGAGGTGATCGCTCGGCTAGAGAAAGAGCGCGGGCTGTCTTGAACTACTACAAAAGGCACATAGGCGACTACGCCGCTGCAACCAGGCATCTGAGCCTGTTGGAGCACGGCGTGTACTGCATGTTGCTCGATATCTATTACACGTCCGAGAGGGCTTTGCCAGTCGATACGCGTGCCGTTCAGCGTCTGGTTGGAGCAAGATCGAAGGATGAGCGTGAAGCAGTCGAGACGATCCTTGAGGAATTTTTCGAAAAGGGCGTTGATGGCTGGCATCAGTCTCGGTGCGATGAAGAAATCCATCGCAAACAGGTAATTGCCGAGACAAATCAAGCACTTGGCCGTATGGGCGGACGCCCGAAAGCCATAACCGATTCGGTTATCCCAGAAAACCCAAAAGGTTCAGAGCCAGAAACCGAAACGGTTTCAGGCGATGAAACCTACCGAAACCCTAGCCATAAGCCAGTAACCAATAGCCAGTATTCCAATCCTGACGGATTGGTTGTCGGCAGCCCATCGCTGCCGCCTTGTCCGCACCTTCGCCTGCTCGAGCTGTTCGGCCACCACTTGCCGGACTTGCCTCAACCGAAACCCGAGCTATGGCAGGGCAAGAACGCCGATGCAATGCGCGCGCGGTGGAAGTGGGTTCTTACCGCAAAAACCAAGGCCGGAAAGCGCTACGCCGTGACGGAGGCTGAGGCTGTGGACTGGTTTTCGCGGTTCTTTGCCTACGTCTCACGGTCGGACTTCCTGACCGGCCGCAACGGCAAGTGGACGAACTGCGACCTTGGCTGGCTGATGAAGGCCGACAACTTCGCCAAGGTGGTGCAGGGCAACTACGAAAATCGGGGCGAGGAATGAACTTTGATGACTTGACGATGCGGCAAGCGATGCCGTTCGCGCCAGAGAGCGAGCAGGTTGTTTTGGGCTCTCTTTTGCTGGACAACGCATCGTTCGACAGGGTGTCGGACAAGCTGAGGCCGGAGCATTTTTACCGCGCCGAAAACCGGGTGATTTTTGCGGAGATTGCCCGTCAGTTGACGGCAGGGAAGGCCTGCGATGTGGTGACGGTGTACGAGTCGGCAGGGTCGGAATCTGTGACGCTGGAGTACCTGTCCGAGTTGTCGCAGTACGTGCCGAGTTCGGCGAATCTGGCGCGCCATGCCGATGTGGTGATGGATCGGTTCAAGGCGCGGGCGCTGTTGTCGGCCGGGCGCGAGATCGAGAGCCTGGGGTTTGATTCGAGTCGCCCGATTTCGGAGCGGATCGAGGATGCCCATGGGTATTTGTCGAAGATCGATGCCGTAGCTCATCGCGATGAATGGGTTGGGGCGTTCGAGGCAATGGTGGAGCATGGCCAGGTGCTGGAGGATCGCGCCGCCGGGAAGATCAGTTCTTGGCCTACGGGGTTGGTTGATCTGGACGATTTTCTTGAAGGCGGGTTGCGCCCTGGAGGTCTGTACATCGTGGGCGCTCGCCCGAGCATGGGGAAAACGGCTTTGGCGATGTCGATTGGGCTGCATATGGCCGGCGACTACTCGGTTGGCATGCTGAGCATGGAGATGCCTCATCGCGATCTGCGCGACCGGATGACGGCAATGCTCGGAAGGGTGAATCTGTCGCGGGTGATCAGGCCGTCGAAGGGGCTGGAGTGGGACAGGGTTTTGGATGGAGCGGAGCGGGCGCGGAACTTGAATTTCAGAGCGAGCGATCAAGGCGGACTGAACATCACGCAAGTGCGATCCAAGGCGAAGTCGCTCAAGCGCACCCATGGCCTACAGGTTCTGATCGTGGACTACATCGGCCTGATGAGTGGACTTGATGCCAAGCAGAGCCGGGCGTATCAACTGGAAGAGATCAGCCGCGGCTTGAAGACACTGGCCAAGGAGATTGACATCGCGGTGCTGTGCCTGGCTCAGGTGAATCGCAAGGTGGAGGAGCGCGCGGACGCCACACCGTCGCTGTCCGATCTTCGCGACTCAGGAGCTATCGAGCAGGACGCGGACGTTGTGATGTTCGTCCACCGCCCGATTCAGGCCAAGCCTGACTTGGGGGCGGAGTGGCTGCACTACGCGAAAGTTTCGGTTGCGAAAAACCGGCAGGGACGATGCGGCGTGTTGAGCCTGTTTTATCAGGGCGACCAGACATCGTTTTCGAGCTGGAGCGGCGCTTCGCCAGCCGCGGCCAAATCGGTTTCCTCCAGGCGCGGTTTTAGGACAGACGATGACTCAATCTGAAAAGGAAGGAGCGCTTGCATGAGCCACGGTTTTGGTGTGCGCCTGGGTGGAGTTGCGTCGATCGATGATTTGCGCGGGCGCTGCGTGGTGGACGAAGATTCCGGCTGCTGGCATTTGCGCACAGCGCGCGGGAGGCCTATGCCGACAGACCGGAGGCATGTCGTCTGGGTTTTTGGTGTCGGGCACATGACGGCAACGCGCGCGAGTTGGCTACTGGCGCACCCGGGTAAATCGCTGAAAAAGAAGTGGGTGTGCTACCGCACGTGCGACAGCTACGACTGCGTGGCGCCTGGCCATGTGCTCAGCGGGACACGCTCCGCTTGGGGCGCACACATGGAGCGATCAGGAAAGGCCGTCACGATAGCGAAGACGCGGGCCAATAGCACCGCCACCCAGCGCTCGACGTGGAAGCTGACTCCGCAGCTCAAGCAGTGGCTGCTGGAGAGCCCTCAAACCGGGGTGGAGGCGGCGCATGCGCTGGGCATTACCCAGGGCCGGGCGAATGTGATTAGAGCGAAAGAGCGCGCCAGGGTGGCGGCGCTGCCGGTGTCGAGCGTGTTCGCGCTTGGCGCGCGCGGCTTGGCCACGAACGATGCTGGGAGGCGTAGGGCGTGATGACAGATTGCGATTGCTGCACCAGCGCAAAGAGCGCTGCCGACTATCCAATGTACCGCGCCAAGTGCCGAGGATGCTTGGTACGCAGCATCGCCACGGGCCCCGTGTTTTGGCAGTCCGAGCAGGACGGGAAACTGACGTCTGCCTACCGGCAGGCGTTGGAGCGGGTGTTTCCGGACGACTGGAAGACCGCTCATGCCGAGATCAAGGCCGAGGCCGAGCGCATCCGCGCGCTGCGGGTGGCCCAAAGCGCGGAGGCCCGATGAGGATCACGCTGCCATGACCGACAAAGCCTATCCTGAGCTGCCCAAGGCGCACCTGCCCTGCGGCGGCTTCCCCGACCTCTTCACCGCCGACCAGATGCGCGCCTACTTCGACCTGGGCTGGAAGGCCGGCTGTAAGCACGGCGCATGGTCCTCCCGCCCCGCTGCGCGGTCGGGGATCAGCGATGCAGCAGTGCAGGCGCTGGAGTCTATTGCCGCCATGACCTTCGACCGATGGAGCGAAGGCTATCGAGCCGGCCAGATCGCCATCGCAGCCCTGGACAAACTTCGTGTGCAGACCACGGAGTGGGGACCAGCACCTGTTGGCAATGAGGCAGATGAGCCGAGGTCACTTGCTGATCGCCTCGATCTGATGGCTGATGCGCAAGCTGCCGGCAGCACGGCGCAATCTGACCTTTATGCCGCTGCTACGGTGTGGCGCAAGCATTTGCGTGGTCAGCCCGCCCCCACACAGGCGGATAGCGCGCCGGGCGATGAGGCGCAGTTGCTGGCCGATGCGATGCACGACAGTGCGTACATGGCCGGCGAGTGAGACAGAATAACATTTCGATGAATTACATGACTGATTACATTTATCCGATTAAACGATTGTCAGAGATCGACACCGAGGAATGTGTGCGAGGGTATAGGGCTGGCATGGGCTGGAGTCATGTTGACTACTGCAGCAAAAGCAGTTCGTACTGGCACGGATACAGAAATGGCAGGGTTGACTCTGGCGCGGAGCCGTTGAGTCCAGAGCAGCGCGCACTGACGAAGCAATATCTGGCACGGAGATCGCACTGAATGCCATTCCGCCGCACCCGTTGCCCCCACTGCCGCGCCAAGCTAGAGCCCGGCCAGCGAATCCATGCCGAGTGCATCGATGCGTGGGCCACAGCCCAGGCCGACAAGGCTGAGCGCGCCCGCGCCAAGGATGAACGCATGGCGGCGCGGGTAGAGCGGGCTGAGACAAGGCGTCGCCAGGAGGCCATTAAGCGCCTGCCTGACTTGCACCGCGAGGCACAGGCCGCGTTCAATGCCTACATTCGCGCTCGGGACGCCGACAAGCCATGCATTTGCTGCGGCCTGCCGCTGTCGGCTGGCGACGTAGGCGGGCGCTACGACTGCGGGCACTACCGATCAATAGGCAGCGCCCCGCATCTGCGCTACGACGAACGCAACGCACACGCCCAGCGAAAGCAGTGCAACCGCTGGGGCGCTGGCCGGGCCGTTGATTACCGCCTTG